GTCCTGGAACCGGCCTACAAAGTACGGCACTTTGTTTATTTTTACGATGACCTGCCATCTGGAATATTGCTTAGACCAAACTACATTTCGAAAACCGCTCTTGCCGCTCGTGGGCTTATTTTGCTGATTGTGCATCTTAGGAATGATGCGTAGATTCGATCTGCGGTTATCGAGTTTGTTCCGATTTATGTGGTCGGGGTCCATATCTGCAGAAATCGGTCCCAGTAAAATCTGGTGCATCTTAAGGGTGCCACGCTTACCGTTCTTTCTTACTCCAGTGCCAGTGCGCGCATATCCCTTAGAATTTATATCCCACGAGAATTGTTCAATCAACGCGCGATCGTCTTCGTCAAATAATATGCCGTCAGGTATCGGTTTCTTGGGACCAGATATGGGTATGATTGTCACCCCAACGGAGTCTTTTATATCTGCCTTGCGATAAGCAGCCCCAAACTCCTTAGCCTTAAGTTGGCCTTTTTCGCTAGCGTTATATTTTGCTCTTATGGCTTTATAGCGAGCAGGATTCCTAGCTATGAAGCGTGCTTGAGCCTCTCTTTGCTTTTCACGCCTGAGCGTTAATGCGTCATCGTTCATTCTAATATTTTACCCTTGCGCTGATGTGGCGCCGGTAGGGCTGCAATAGAAATAAGATTCGACATCGGAAGGTATTATGCTTGTCCCAGCTGTTGGGGAGACAACAAAGCTATTGATCGTCACGACGAACGTCAACGTCGTTAGGTTCACAGGCGCAAGCACGGATGCGATTGCGGTCTGTACTTGCTCATAGAGGACGAGCAGGTTGATCGGCTGGCCAACGATGATACTATTCACATATGCCAATTCAGCGCCGATGATCAGTTGGTTCACCGAAGCGCCGGCCGTGAACGATGGCAACGTAGTGTTCCAAGTACACGCAATCGTGACCACTTGCTGCGGCGGATTGACATAGATGACGTTATACGAATCCGGCACGTCGTAGATCGTTACGGGGATATTGCGCAGGCTCGAGATTTGCGAACCCGCCACAAGGCTGATCGAACTCACGCCTCGGTAGATCGCGTTTGCGACCTGGAACGGATCGCCGCCGCCGCAGATAACGGTCCACAAAGAGCCATTCGGAATGATCGAAACGAGGTTCGGCGACACGCCCGGGACATTTGTTAGCAGCGCTTTCGTTTGCGTCAGCCAGCCTTGAATCGTGCCCTGCTGTGCTTGAATGACCTGGGCCCGATAAGATTCGATGGTCTGCGCGGCGAGAGCGGGGACGCCGGCCTCGGGGTTCGTCGCCGTCAGCGTGTACGGGCTGGGAACCGAAGTGATGATCGAGGTAACGGTATTCGGCGGAATGGCGAACGTCCCGGAGTTTGTCGCGACGAAGAAGATCGGCGGGGTCGTTCCGCCGCTGCCGACAATGCCTCCGTCCTGCGTGACGTACTGGTTCGTGCCGTCTCCGACGATGTAGCCCGGTGCGATCACGTAGCCGGGCGAGCCGGTGAACACCTCGAACACGGAAGCATTCGATGGTAAGCCCTGCGGAACGCCCAGCATCGCACCCTGCATGGCGAGGATATAGGCATTCGCGGTGTAGGGGCTGACGCTGTTGACGGTATCTACGCGGGCTTGGTCGAGGGTGGATAGAGCTCCGACGGCGGTGCCACTCATGTCCGAGATGAGAATGCCCGGGAGGACGGTATAGCCCGGAGCGCTTGCGGCAACGAGCGTAATGAGGTTCTGCTGAAGAACGGCCGGGGGCGTCGTGACCGGGCCCGTAGCCGTGAACAGGAGAGGCAGTCCGCTCATTAGGTCGCCACCGTCGTCTCGCGTTTACGTTGCCAAGCCGCCCGAAGTTTAGCGCGCCCTTCCGGGCTTACTGTTCTTCCAATCGCACTCTTACGTATATTAGCGCGAGCCTCATCTGAAAGTTTATAACCGAGTTTATTTTTATTCCCGCGCTGGCCTTCACTCATGCGAGCACGTTGTTCCGGAGTGCGTTTTTGTCCAACGCATTTAGCAACGCGTTTAGCAATTGATTCGGCCGGAACTTTTCTTCCAACATTGTATTTATTTCCGATATGAGCTGCGCTAATGCGTTTTCGCGCTTCCTCCGAATGACGGCCTCCGCTAAATCCGTCCCCGCCGTCCGTCAAATTAACAAGTTGGCCGCCCGCGATCTCACGGCCTATTTCCTTGATTAGCTGTCGCTCAAGTAGGAATGCGTCAACCTCAAACATACCGCCCTGAATGATGACGACTGGCAACTCTCCACCAGAATTTTCGATGATGTTGACGAGATGCGGGTTCTTCTGAACTCCCTTTGTGAAGTGTCTCCTAGTCCGGTTTCCCTTCCCTTTGCCCACATAGCACGGCTCTCCAGTCGGACGGAACATCATGTAGACGTAAAATATGGGCCGTGAGTCCATATCGTGATATTCGACGCTGGTCATGTCGCTACCGTTGCGGTTAGGATCGCGCCCGAGTGGCATACGGCCTTGACGAAGTAGACCGGCGTCGGTCCTGGTGCTTGAGTGATGACGAGCGAGGCGAAATACTGAGCGAATTGCGCCTGCGTCTGGTTGACATAGAACGTCGGAAAGACTTGCTGAATGACGCTAGTTTGTGCGGGTATCCCAAAATTCCCGAAAAACGGGTCTTCGTTCCGAGACAATTTGAGGACCTGGCAAAGAGTGGTCAGCCATATATTGCTCACGTCGCCGTTAGCATCTGGAAGAATAACCCGCCATTGGCCACCCATCCCGTTCACCTGGCCCGTCCGTCCGTAAGTCCGAATCTGCGGGGTATTACCCGTACCATTTCCCCCGCCACCACCCCCGCCCGACTGCACGCGCCCAAAGGCCGCACCCGTCTGCTCGGCGTTCCCGCCGGCCGCGGTCCCCGAGATTGGGGCTTCGAACTGATTGAATAGCAGGACGAGCGACATGGCTTATCCCGCCTGGTTTTGGAGGGCCATCGCGGCCCCGGCTAGGGTGCTGATCCTGAGAGTTGGTTACGACCCATCGCGAGGAACTGCTGCTCCATCTTTACAAGGTCGGCGCTCAAATTGAACGCTTCCTTCATCAGTTCATTGTTGATCCGAATCTGAACGAGGATCGCGATTTGGAGGTCGAGGTCTACGGGCTGCGGCTGGTCGAGGACGAGCAGTTGCCCCTGAGCGTTGACGGTCGCGACGTTCGCCCCGGCGTTCGGATCGCCGAGCGCCATGACCTGACGGCCCACCGTGACGCCCGTCCCCACCTGGACGACGAGAACCGTCTCGATGGCTTGACCGGTCGAGTTCGGTTGAACCTGTACGTCGGAGGGCTGTTGCGGGGCGGCCATTAGCTAAACTCCGTATCGCCACAAAGGCAGCCTTGACGATCGACCATTTCACCCCACGGCGCTGAGTACGAGCGGTCTAGCGGGTCACCGTTGCATTTGCCCCCGTCGTGAGCGTCATGGCCGCATTCGATGCAAAAGGCTCCGCGCAGGGGTACCGGACCAATCGCTTGGTCATCGCCTGAACCCAAGAGCACAATCCCCGATTCCATTTAGCCGGTACCGTTCGAGGGGACGACCGAGAGACCCCGTGCGGCAACGAGCGGAGAGGGCGGCTGAGCCTTCACGGCGCCGGCGAGCGCCAGAAGTAAGCCACCCATCTGCGCGGCCTCGTCGGGCGTCAGCGGGATGCCAAGGAGGTAGGCTGGCTCCGTGTCGGTCGGCGCTACGGCGAGATTGATCTGCACGCCGTCGCGTGCTGCGGTGAAGTCGACGGACTTGCCGGTGATGGTCAGATTGAGGGGCATGCTATGTCTCCGGGCATGAATCGACGAGACTCGAGATTGAGACGAGGCCACCGGCCACGATGGAGTTCGTCGACAGGGTGATGTATGCGGGCGGGCTGGTGCTGGGGTTTCCCACGGTCACGTCCATCACCACGGTCGCTCCGTCGCTTTGATAGACGCGCGCCCAGGTCCCTAGGCCAGCGTTGATGGCCGTTCCGCTTGCGATCGCGTTCGCGGTGGCCTGTCCGCCAACCGGCGCATTGAAGGCCGTGACGCCGAAGGTGAGCGTGACGAGCAGCGTGTTCCCCGAGAGCGGGGTGTTCGCGTTGGCGGGCTGTGGGCCGGCAAATACCTGAATCGTGCCGCTATTGCAAAACGCGGTCTTGACGGCTTCCATAGCGTTGGCCGTGGTGTCAGACAGGTTTGCTATTGAGGCCACGTCCGGTCCCTTCCGCGCCCCGTAGACGAGCCCCTAGGGCAGCCGGACGATGCTGGAGCCGCTGGGGATCGTCGGTAGCGGCACAACGCCCGCAACGATGCCTAGTATGGATGGTGGCGAGGAGAGCGCGAGCAACGCAGTCGCTACGGCGGCAGCGTTCGGCACGCCTGCGGTCAGCATCGCCGCTGCCATGGTTGAGAGGTCCTGAATGCGCGAAGCCTGGTTGTTCGTCATCAGCGAGGTGATGTGCGTCTTGTTGTACGCGGCTTGGGCCGACGTCGAGGCCGAGGCCAAGACTCCGACTCCGATGAGCCCACCGGAAGAAACGACATGCGAGATCGCGTTCCCGGCCCCGTCATAGATCGTGTGGACCTGGTTTGCTGTGCCGACGCCGGCCGTGTGGGTGATGTTGTTCTCGGACACGACCGAGGTCGCGGTCTGCGCGGTATCGGATACGAACGCGCCGGCCGGGCCGTTGACGTACGCCTTATTCGGGTCTGGGGGAGCAGCGAAGTTCGTGTTCACGATCGGCACGAAGACGAGCGACGACATATTGCCGTAGGAGGTCCCGAGGTCCGCAACGCCCGCGCTCATGCCCGTCACGCCCCCGTGAAACGTGTCGACGGCTTGGGTGAAACCGAGGTCCCCAACCTGCGTGGGAGAGCGCACCCACTGCCCCTCGGCCTTCGGAAGAATCAACGGCGGCAGCGTGTAGGTTCCGGTGGTCCCATCGGGCTTCGTGTACGGTACGTTGACCTCGAACTGCACCTGCACGAACGATGGCCCCAAGGGCTGACCCGTGGCCGGATTGTTCGGGTTGATCGCGATCACCTGACACGGCAACGCAAGCCCGCCCTGGGACTGCATGACCTCACGCGCAGCGGACTTCGCAATCGCTTGGATATTTTGCTGAGTCCAGAGCTTGTCGTCATTCGCCATGTTAGGTCCCCGGTGTGAGTGGTGCGATCGTCTGAGCCGGTGAACATTGGAACATCGTCACCCACGCCGTTGGTCCGGTGTCGCGGAAATTGCCGACTTGACGGATAGCCGTCACGGTGAACTCCCCTTGGAAAGCGGTCTTCAGATTCAGCAGCCCTGGGTTGACGGCAGCCGAGGAAATCGTTACCGATCCCGGTCCACCGAGCCCCGCACCTTGCGGCATCAAGATATGGCTGCCGACTTGAATATCAGCGCGCATGACGGTTATCAGTTGAATGGTCGGAGCGGGTGGATTCCCGGTTCCTGGAACCCACGTCGGTTGCCCAA